CTTGAGAAAAGACTTGAACAAGTAGAATATTATACTGCACTTTCACTTCTTGAACAGGATACTTCAAATCTACAAATTACTGATGCAAATGGTCTAAATCGATTTAAATCAGGATTCTTTGTCGATAACTTTAGAAAACACGAAGCTCATCAAATTGGACATCCAGATTTTTCTGCAAGTATAGATGCTCAAAACGGATACTTAAGACCAGGCCATTACACAACTTGTCTTGATTTAGTGGTTGGATCAAAATCATTCATTGGAATTGGCACAACTGCAAATCCGACATTAGATCTTAATTTCTTAACTGATATTGATGGTGAAAATGTAAAGAAAACAGGCAGACTTTTAACTTTAGATTATACAGAGACAGATTATCTCAAACAAATATATGCATCAAGAGTTGAAAATGTCAATCCATATTTGATTGTCTATTACTCTGGAGATATGAAATTAAATCCAGACTCTGATACATGGACGGATACAAAAGTAGTTGAATCAATTATTACTGAGGATAATTCTGCGTATGATCAAAAAGTTAGAGAACTAGGAGTTAATACTCAAACTGGATTTAGTGAGGTTAATTGGGGATCTTGGCAGACAGATTGGGGCGGTGAGACAATCTTAGGAACAAGATCTGAAACAACTTCAACCAATTTAGGACGTATAGATGTACAGAATGGTCGCATAGTAGGCGGATCTTCAAGAAGGGCTGCAAGGGCTGCAAGGGGCGCTAGAAATGCGGTTACTGGATTTACTAGTCGATTTAATGATGCTAGAATAGCAAATGCAAGATTAACACGAACAGTCACATTTGAGGATATTCAAATAAGACAAGGGCAGTCAAGAGAGGGTATTCAATATAAAGTCACTCCAAAAGTAACAACTGAAGTGATAGGAAGTAAAGTTCTAAGTCGTGATGTTGTTCCTTTCATGAGAAAGAGAAACGTTGAAATTATAACTCATCGTATGAAACCTAGAACTCGTTTCTATGTTTATTTCGATAACATTGATGTAACTAATTTTACAACACCAAAATTCCTTGAAGTTAATATGACTTCTGGTATATTCCAAACTGGTGAGACTGTAAAATCAAGTGATAATAAGTTTGTATTTAGATTAGCTGCACCAAATCACAAAGAAGGCCCATATAATGCACCGAGTAAAGTTAGCACATCAAACCCTTATCAAGGTGGTGTTGGTATTTCAACAGTATATTCAACATCATCAACTATTTTGAATGTTGATACATTTAGTCTTGCAACTCAAGTTCAAGGTTCTTTCTTTGGACACGCTGCTAAAAATCTAAAGTTGATTGGTCAAACAAGTGGTGCAGAAGCAACAATAACTGATGTTAGATTAATTTCAGATGGTATAGGACAATTAACTTCTTGTTATGAAATACCAAATCCAAATATTGATGCGAATCCAAGATTTGAAACTGGTACAAAAACACTTCGTTTAACCACAAGTCCTATAAATTCAAAACTTGCAGGCACAGTTACAGGATCAGCTGAAGCAAACTTTGCAGCTTCTGGTATATTGGAAAATACTCAAGCTCAAATTTTAAGCACTAAAGTTCCTCAAATTGAAAGATTAAATGTATCCGATCAAAGAATTGTTAATGATCGAATTACGAGAAGAAGAGACTCAGGATTAGTTCTTACAGGAAATTTCTTTGAACGAGACGATGATCCATTAGCACAATCATTCACTGTCGATGAAACTAGTGGTATTTTCATTACATCTGTTGATTGTTTCTTCCGAGACAAGGATCAAGAATTACCTGTAACATTGCAAATTAGAACTGTTGAAACTGGATTACCAACATCCAAGATATTACCATTCAGTGTTGTAACTTTAGATCCAAGTCAGGTTAATTTATCAGATGATGCATCAACTCCAACAACATTCACATTTGATTCTCCTGTTTATTTACAAGGTGAATCACGTTATGCGTTAGTTCTATTATCAGCTTCTGAAAACTACACAGTTTGGATATCAAGAATGGGTGAGGTGGATATATCCACTGCTGGATTACCAGACGAACAACAGGTGATTATCAGTCAGCAACCATATCTAGGATCTTTATTTAAGTCTCAGAATGGTGTAACTTGGGATGCAAGTCAATACGAAGACCTTAAATTTACAATTCGTAAGGCTGCCTTCAATACAAATCCAGGCGTAGGTAGATTCTTTAGTCCAGAGTTATCTCAAGGTAATGATCAAATTATTACTTTACCAGAGAACTCAATTCAATCACTTTCTAGAAAGGCGGTGATTGGATTATCAACTGCACTATCAACAACTCCTGCCGCTGGATTAGTTCCTGGCGTTACAATCAGTCAGTTTGATAATTTAAACGCATCTGCAACTCTCATTAATACAGCTGGTATTGCAACGATCAATGGTGCAAATGATGTTACCATCATCAATCCTGGCGCTGGATATACTCCCGCTAGTGGTCATTTCTTATACACTGATATTCCAATGGAAACTCAGACTGGAGAGGGAAGTGGAATCGTAGGTAATGTTCGTGTAGAGAATGGACAGATCGGTGTCGTTACCTTTACAAATGGTGGTAAGAATTATGCAGTCGGTGACACTTTGGGAATTGGAACACTTGGTCTTGGAAATGGAAGTGGTGCTGTTCTCTCTGTTGGATTAATTACTGCAACTAATAGTTTGGTAGTTGATAATATTCAAGGTGCGTTTGTTACAGGTATCGGAACACTTGGATTTAATAATGGATCAACTGTTCTTGGAATTGATGGAAAGACAGTTGGAAGCGGATCAACAATCGCATCAATTGATGTGAATCAAACTAATGATGGACTACACTTTAAGGTTAATCATAGAGCTCACGCATTACATTCATTTAATAATTTAGTAACTATCGGTGGAGTTGATTCAGATATTCCATCTACAAAACTTACCGCTGATTATGATACTAGTTCCTCATCAGATATATCTGTAGTTTCATCGTCTAACTTTGCAACCTTTGAAGGTGTGGGTGTTGGAACGACAAACTTTGGATATGCGATTCTTGGAAATGAAATCATATCTTATACAGGAGTTACAAACGGATCAATTACTGGTATTACAACCAGAGGTATTGATAATACTGTTAAGTCAAGTCATTCATCTGGTGAAGAGATTAAGAAGTATGAGTTCTCTGGAGTTTCTCTCCGAAGAGTTAATAAAACTCACAATATGAATAGTCCAGCAGCAACCGTTGTGGATTCAAAAGATTTAGACTTCTATCATATTAAGGTAAATATGGACGCTGATGGTGAAGATAGAAATGGTGGATCATTACCAAATCGTTTCTTCTCAACCACAAAACGTGGTGGTGGATCAAATATAACTGCATCACAAAATGTTCAGTTTGAAACACTCACACCAAATGTTCAAAATATTACACCAAATGGAACATCTATTGCAGCTAGAGTTAGAACAGTTTCAGCAACAAGTATTGATGGATCTGAAACATCATTTGTAGATCAAGGATTTGAGTCAATTACAATCGACGATCAAAATCATTTTGAAACACCTCGAATGATTGCATCTAAAGTAAATGAGAATCAACAACTATCTGATTTGCCTGGCAATAAATCAATGACATTTGAAGTTTTATTATCAAGTGATAATGCAAATGTTTCACCTGTGATTGATTTGGATCGAGTATCCACAATATTAACTACAAATAGAATCAATAGTCCTGTCACTAATTTTGCGTCTGATTCACGAGTTAATCAAACAGGTAATGATCCTTGTGCATCATCCTATGTTTCAAATCTTGTGGTTTTAGAAAATCCAGCGACAAGTATCAAAGTTCAGTTTGCTTCATATCGAAGAGATAGTTCTGATATTCGCGTATTCTTCAAAACAATCACTGAGGGATCTACCGAAAATAGTATGGAAAGAGATTTTGAATTATTCCCTGGCTTTGACAATATTGATCAGTTTGGCAATATTATTAATAAGTCAAATAATAACGGAAAATCTGACGATGAAGTTACTCCAGCGATATCACTAGAGTTTAAAGATTATGAATTCACAGTTGAGGATATACCACCATTCACTAAATTCCAAATTAAGATAGATATGGTTGGAACTAATCAGGCACAACCACCATTTATCAAAGATCTTAGAGCAATCGCACTAGCATAATGTCAGATTATATTCCAGTTGAGGGTAAGTTTGGGCTTTATCGAGACTCAGATTCCACAGCGATTGTCAATCGAGATAAAAAAGCTTATCTTGAATATATGAAACGTAAAAAGATCATGGAAAATAAAAATAATGACTTAGATCAAATGAAAGAAGATCTTGATAATGTGAAGGGTGAGATAGGAGAAATTAAAGATCTTCTATCTACTCTTGTTCAGAAACTAAATAATTAAAAAGATGGCACAACAGGTAATCACATTTGATCCAGATGTTGCCGTTCCGATGGGTGTAAATCTAACCATATTTTCTGGTGCAGATTTTAACACGACTTTCACAGTTAAAACTTCTGCTGGTTCAAGTATCAATTTTACTAATCATACTGGAACTAGTAATATGAAGAAGTCTGTGATTGGAACTGCAAATACTTTTGGTGTAACTCTTGGAGACACAGATGGTAAAGTTACTTTATCAATGGGTTCAACAGTTACCAGAAGTTTAGCTGAAGGTAGATATCTATATGATGTGAATGTGAGTTCTGGTTCTACTTTCTTTAAAATTATAGAAGGTAATGTGCTTGTCAGATCAGGTATTTCTACATAGGGGTAAATAATGGCTCAACCAAGTTCAAGACAAGGTTTAATCGATTACGCAAAGAGACAGCTTGGATTTCCTGTCTTAGAAATTAACGTTGCAGATGAACAATTTTCTGATCTGTTAGATGATGCTGTTCAAGTGTATCAAGAGAGACACTACGATGGCATTACAAGAATGTATTTGAAATATAAAATTACACAAAATGATATTGATAGAGGTCAAGCAAGAGGTGGAAATACAACACTAGGTATTACAACAACGACTGGAACATCAACTGTTGGATTATCTACAAGTTTTAATTTTGAAGAAAATTCAAATTATCTACAAATGCCTCCATCTGTAATTGGAGTCAATCAAATATTTAAAATTAGATCAGACACTGTTTATGATGGTCTATTCAATATTAGATATCAATTATTCTTAAATGACTTATATGCTTTTGGATCCGTTGATCTTCTTCAGTATTCAATGGTTCAAACTTATCTTGAGGATATAAGTTTCTTACTAAACCCTGATATGAGATATCGATTCAATATCAGACAAGATAGATTATATATTGATGCTGATTTTGGTGTTTTAAACGTAGATGATTTCTTTGTAATTGATTGTTTCCGAATTTTAGATCCAGATGATTTTACTAAAGTTTATAACGATCCATTTTTGAAGAGATACTTTACTGCATTATGTAAAAAACAGTGGGGTCAAAACTTGATTAAATTCCAAGGAGTTCAATTGCCTGGCGGTATTCAACTTAATGGTCGTCAAATCTATGATGATGGTGTTCGTGAGTTAGATGAAATCAGAGCTAAGATGGCAACTGATTATGAAATGCCTCCACTAGATATGATTGGGTAATGTTAAATCCGTTTTTCCTACAGGGTTCTGAGTCAGAACAAGGTTTAGTACAAGACTTAATTAATGAACAGTTAAGAATGTACGGTCAGGAGTGTCATTACATTCCTCGAAAATTGATGACATCTAGAACCATTATGAGAGAAGTGACTGAATCAAGATTTGATCAGGCATTTCCTCTCGAAGCATATCTCATGAATGTTGATGGATATGCTGGACAGGGAGATATATTGACAAAATTTGGTATTCGAGTTACTACTGAAGCGACATTTGTAATCTCAAGAGAAAGATTTGAAGAGTCAGTCGCACCCTTTTTAGAAAAACAAGAAGATGATTATGAGATATCAAATCGTCCAAGAGAAGGTGATTTAATTTTTGCACCTTTAGGTAGCAAATTATTTGAAATCAAATATGTTGAATTTGAAAAACCAAACTATCAGTTAAGAAAGAATTATACATATCAACTTACATGTGAGGTATTTGAATATGAAGATGAGGTTATTGATACAAATGTTGAGAAGATTGATACGGTTGTACAAACAGACGGTTATGCTGCAAGATTGATTCTTGCTGGTATTGGTAGCACTGCAACTGCAACTACAACTCTAGCATTTGGTGCAGTTCAACAAATTTTCTTGCAGAATGATGGATTTGGATATGCAGCTGCACCAACTATAGGTATTACTACTTCGCCTGGCACAGACGCAACTGCTGTTGCAATCATGACAGAGAGATCTGGTATCGCAACTGCTAAATCTATCGATAGAATTCTTTTAATCAACCCTGGCAGTGGATACATAGGAATACCCACTATAACGGTGCCAGGCACGGGTATAGCGACTGCTGGCATCACATCTCTAGGTTCTGTAGGTATTGTTACCATTACCTCTGGAGGATCAGGTTACACCACAACTCCAAATGTATCAATTTCTACCGCACCATCTGGAGGAACAGATGCAACTGCTGAGGCAGTTATGATTGGTGGAACGATTCGATCAGTTAGAATTAGTAATGCTGGTGCTGGATATACTGTTGCACCAACAATCTCAATCGGTGTTGCATCAACCATTGCAGACGGTAATTATATCTTTAATGAAACAGTTCAAGTATCCTCAAGCTCTGGTGAAACTGCGAGAGTCAAAGTGTGGGATGAAAGTTCTAGAACTCTTGATGTCAGTATGCTAACTGCAATGCAATTCCAAGTTGGTGAAAGAATTACAGG